TTATACTGCTCCCACCTTACTAAATGTTATTGTTGGTAATGTATCTAATTTTTTCTTATCCGCGGCACTCATTAGTCCATTGACTGTTTGTGTTGCTGCAGCTGTTGTTGTTGCGTTTGTTCCAGCTGGACCTTGAGGACCTGTAGCTCCAGTAGCACCTTTTAAACCTTGTGGACCAACCGCTCCTGTTGCTCCAACTGCACCTTGTGGCCCTGCAGGACCTGTATCTCCTTTTTCACCTTTGATTGTTGTGATCCCTTCAACTGCACTGACGTGTGTTTTAGGATAAACAACAGCTCCATCACTTTTTAATTCAACGATATCTGTCATACTGTTCCCACCTTATCTATTGTGATATTTGTGCCTTGAACTCCTAAATCCTTGGCCGTTAATGTAATATCGCCCGTTTTTCCGTTGATCGACGTTACGCCGGCTCCTACTGTTTCGATTTTATCTAAACCGAGGATTGCACTAACATGCGTCTCGGGAAATACTTGACGTTGTACGCCTGCTTCATCTGTTTCCATGACTTTTTTGATCTCTACTTCATGAGCCATTATACTGATCCCACCTTTCGAATAAAGAACGTATTTTGCTTTTGACTGTCGATCTCAGCTATAACCAAAGCCGATGTTTCTTTTTTATGAGTAACGGTTCTTACTTTAGTTACAGTATGATTCAAGCTAAACTTATCATCGCGAATTGTTCTAAGAACACCTGTCTCTCCACTTTTCAACGTAAAATGCGCTTGTTTTAGCTCTTCAATCAAATTCAAAAGGTTTCCTGCAACATTTTCGTCTAAAATCCCTTTGATTGTAGCAAACCATTGATCAAATGTAGCTCGTTGAACTTCCGTCCATTGATCATAGCGCTGTTGACTGGTTGTGATCCATGTCTGAAACTCCGCAATGATGCGCTGTAGCTCTTCTTGTGCGACTAGATACCAGTCATCATAAATCTCTTGGCAGGTTTTCACCCATTCTGTGAAATAGCGTAAAATCTCTTCAAATGTCCAAATGTAGTTACTGTCTTTGATCCCCTCATCGTAAATACTTTCTTTAACTTGGTAAGCAAAATCTCGAGTGGAAAATTGTTGTCGCCAGCTTAAATCTTTTTGAAGTTCTCTAAAACTAAAGTACGCTGTATTCTCTCCTACACTTTGCATATCATAATTAGTTAATGTGTATTGCAGCTTGCCTTTTTTTGCATCAATGATTTTAGTGACTTTTTGCTCAGATAAACCAAGTCCGGCATGATGTCCTTGTTTGACGCAGAAAAATGGGATTAAATTTGAAATATCTTTTGGTTTTCCGTGTTCTGTGATTGTCACATCCAAGACTTGCGTTCCTTCATCAAATTGACGAATCATGATTGTTGGAATGTTATCATTTGGTTGTGTGATCGATAAAAAAATTGGATATATAATTGACATTTGCTCACTCCTTTCTAAAAATTGCTTATTTTGGCGGGATGACGATCGAACTGATTTCGCTTGCCCCGATCCATGGACGTTCGTATTTTCCAACGACTTGCCCTAATCCTATATTTTGTTCATAAGTTTGGAATCCTTCATTTGTTATCCCACGAATAACACCTGTATGACCATACCTACTATCGACTGTAAAACCTCCAATGTTTCCGCCACGTCGCCAATTGATGATTGCTCCTGTTACTAATTGTTGATGCGTTGGATTAAAGATAACTTTCCAACCAACTGCACCCCAATCATAACCACTACCAATTTCTGCAGCTGCTTCGGTATCACCAATTACATGGCTTAATGGGTAGCCAGTGTTAGCACCTAAGCCACAACCACCTAAAAATCCAGAATACTCTGCGGATACAGCGTAACATTGCCCATTGCCCAATGGTTGTTTGTATAACGTTTCTAAATGAGCTAAACCAGCAGCACCTGTAGTTGATCCTGGTTTTAAGTTTCTTAATTTGTCATACCAGTATTGGGCTTGCTGCGCTCTAATTGGTTGATTTGGGTATTTAGGATGTTCATAAAATGCAATAAAATATTCTGCTGCTAGTCTAACATCTGACAATTTTGTAAAGTCTCTAAATGATATAGTTGATAAATCTGGACGTTCATAATTTGGAAACCATTGTTGATTATTTTCCATTTCCCATTGAATTCGTCGGCATTGAGTATCAAGCGTTCGATGGTCCAATCCATGTTCATTACACCAATTAACAAGCTTAGATTTAGGTGTCCATTGCGTCAGACCATAGCCACCGCCACCACTCAATTCGTCAATATCAGGCATAATTCCCGATTCTGATTGGATATTCCCAAGCATTCCAGCGATAGATTGCTCCGTCCAGCCTTTATTTTTAAAGAATTGCCAAATACCCCAAGCATTTTTTTCTTGATCTGTTGTCAGTTCGGGTGGTATGCCACCGCCACCACCAGAGCCGCCACTACCGTTTCCTGTGATTTCTTTGCCATTGAGGAATAGTTTTCCATTTATATTTAGCTCGCTTTTTAGGGCAACTTTTCCATAAATTTCTAACTTAGGATTAGCTGCTGTGCTATCTGGTGGAATACTAATTACATTGGCATGATTTTTTGCATCTGTTGATTGAGTCGCAATATTGATTGAATAGCCAGATTTTTGGATAATGGTGTATCCTTCTAATTTTCCATTTGAAAATGCTGGACTGATTGCGCCTAGTTCTTTGCCTGTCTTTGAATCAAGAAACCGAATCTTGCCATCAATGATATGAACTTTAAATCCATTACTATCTGACTCAAATTGAGAACCGTAAATATTAACACCTCTGATATCAATTGCCCTCAATGTTCCTGTGTTGATATAATCTGCATTAAACTTACCATCAATCGTCCAAGCAGTTTTAGGTTTGTTACTAAACTTATCTTTAACAAAGCCAATTCCTTCAGAATTCATTACTAAAAAATGCTTACTATTTTCCAATGAGTTTCCATCCATGAATACTTGTTGGTATGGCTCACGACTATTAGATTTTCCAGTTTCAATCCCGTTCATCAGCTTTATCGAACCACCTTTAGCACCACGAATAATGTCATCTTGCCATTTAGAAATTTCCTCTGAATCATAAAAAGTCATCTTTTTCTCTTCTAAAGAATCAACATTTCCTTTTAAATCAGAAGTCGCTTTTGAAATGCTTTTCGTGATATTATCGCCTAGTCCTGTTTCAACTTTTCCTGTTAAACGATCGATTTTGACTTTGAAAATACGGGTTTGATAATGATAATTTCGATCATGTCGATGAATCGTTACGGTATTCCCGATCGTATCACCACCTAAAACCTCTGTTTTAAATTGAACAAGTGGACGAGAATACTCGACAAGTGAGTCATAGGTTTTTTGTAGGAGTTTTGCTGGATCTTCTTCATCATCAAATGTAATAACTTTTTCCCGTCTCCGCATCCCACCATTTTTTAGCGGAATACCATATTGTTTGGTCATCTCGGGAAATTCTAGCCAATTTTGTCCTTTGGGTTTATTCAAAGGCTTGCCATTCGCTTTTTTCCACTCTACATTCGTGAATTCGATCCGTTTGCCATCACCATCACCAACTTCTTCGCCGCGGCCACGTCCAATCAAACTTGTATAAACTTGATTCCGATCTTGTTCTTTCACAATACTTAACGCTTTTTCACCATACGTAAAGCGTTGCTTGCTTTGTTCCCCAATTTCACGATAGACTTCTAGCCATTTATCGGTAATGCCGATACCGTCAATCTTATATTTGAACAAGATTTCGCAACCTTGTGCTTGAATATTTTTTAAGGCATCCCGCACAGACAGAAAACGAAAATCTTCTGTTAGTAACGGTAAATTGGACTCAATTTTCCCCAAGCGCCATTCGGTTTCTGTCAACAATTTTTGAATCGTATTTTTGATCGATTCATTTTTAACTTGGACATTTTTAACCACGTAGGAATCTAACTCATCAGGTGCAAAGCTAATTCCCACAAAAGATAACAAGTTTTCCTCTTCGCTATCTAAAATAATTCTATATAAACTATATGAAGCGCTCTCTTCCTTCACAGCCATATAAGCTGCTTGCTTTAATTCTTCGTCATAGATGGTTGATACATTCAGCGTATCATTCATCAATTCAGCTTTATTTGAAGTAATTTCTTTTTCCTGAATCACTTCGACTAATTCATTTTCTTTAACGATTCGAAGCAAATGTTGCCGCTCATCAAAAAAATAAACGCTCTTGTTCATAGTTGTACCTCCCGATAAGAAAGAATCATTTTACCGTTATTACAGTGAACGGATTGACCTTCTTTAATCCTAAAGTTTTCAAAGTCACTTTCTAAATCGAGTAAAAAAGTTTGATCCAATTCATTTACAAAAACTTTTCCTTTTAAGAAATCAAACACAACTTGATCACCTGCGCTTAAATTGTAACTAGTGATTTTGATTGTTTGGTCGCCGTTTGTAATCTTTAAAGGACCAAAAGCGGCAATCCTTACTGTGATTTTTTCTGGTGTCGTTTGATAGGGTAAATAGGTTGTGATGGCTTCATCGGTTTGCAACAAAATAGAGTATTTTTTCGGATCTGTGCACAGAATTTCAAAGCTTGCAATAATACTATTGGTATCTCCTCGCACCTCATCTGTCGTCATATATTGTCCATAATAGTGATAATCCAATTCATCTTTAAAACGAATCTCAATCGCAGACTCTTTATAAAGTAAACGCATCAATTGATGGTATTTTTTCTGAACATCTTTAGCTTCTTTTCCAATCAATTGATAGGTTACTTTAAGCGTTCTCGCGGGTAATTTTTGATTTAGTTTGATACTTCCAACCTGGGTTTCTTGCGTATCTACCGTAAGTGACAGCATTTCTCTACCTGTTACCGCTAAAGTACGATAACCATCGATCATTTTTTCGAGATAAACACCGTCATACATCATGGCCGAAGAAGGAAGGATCAAATCATCTTTGTGGACTTTTTTAGTTGTGTCTTCAAAATAATACATTTTTTCCCTCCTTCTAAAATGCTAGATTGATAGCAGAATCTTGTCCCATTGCTTCTGAAATATCGGAAACAAAGGCTTTGAATTGTTGATTGCCGAGTTTGATGTTGAAGGTTGCAGGTTGTTTGCTCTGGATCATCATTTGTTTACTACTTGATTGAATCGATACATCTTGAACTGTTTCTAACTGTTGATCTAAACTGTCTAAGCTTGGCAGCATGATTTGAGAAGCTAATTTATCCATTGGTTGGTCAACTACATGAGCATTTCTTTCAATACCAATAGCTAGACCGGCGGGTAACATCGCTCCGATTTCATCTCGCATCCAACGTGATGGTGAATGGATTTTGAAAAGACCTTTAAATGCATCTCCAATACTTTTACCAATGTTCATAACTGCGTCCAATGCATCTTTAGCCATACCTTTAATACCGTCAATCAGTCCTTTAATCATATTTTCTCCAGCTTTATACAATTCTACAGGAGCCTTTATCAATGCTCCCAAGATTTCACCTATAATTTGTCCTCCAGCGACTACAATTTTAGGTAAATTCGTTACAATTCCTTTAACAATTTCAAATATTAATGACGCAGCTGCCGCTAAAATTTGCGGTAAGTTAGCCAATAATCCTTCACAAAGCTTACCTACGATTTCAACTGCTGCATCTAGTAATTTCGGTAAATTTTCAGAAAGTGTTTGAACTAGGGTAGTGATTGCCTTTAGTGCCACTGGTACTAAAGCTGGTAGTACTGAAGCAATTCCTTCTGCAAATTTTGTTAAAATTTCAATTCCCTTCTCAATGATCATCGGTAAGTTATTCGTAATGTTTGTCGTAAATGCTTCAATTATATTGGTGACCGTATCAATTATTTGATCTTTATTTGCTAAAATACCGTCTACTAATGCTAGTAGTAAATCTAACCCTGTATTCAACAATTGAGGTGCAGCTTCTAACAAACTAATCGCCAATGATTCAATAATCATTAGTGCAGAGCTAATTAATGTTGGTAAATTCTCAATTACACCTTGAACCAAAGTATTGATTAAATCAACAGCACTTTGCATAATCACAGGTAAATTCACAGCAATTGCTTCTGCAAATCCTGCTATCAATTGTGTGCCTGATGCCATTAAATCAGGCAATTTTGAAATAATTCCATTTACAAAACCAGTAATGATTTCTGGACCTTTTTCAATTGCAGTAGTAATCATCCCCTGTAGCTCGTCGCCAAATTGGCTATTAGCTAGTCCAAGTCCTGCTAAGGCAAGCCCAATTATTGTTGCAGGTGCTAACGCTTTTATGGCAACACCCATAACAGAAGTCAGTCCCTGAACCATACCTCCTAATGCCTTTGTTCCCACATTAAACGACGCTCCCAAGTGATCACCAACACCACTACCAACTTTTACAATTGTTCCTAAAGCCGTTTCTGAATTTTGAGCTGCATCTAACACTTTATTACCAAATGTTTCAACAATCGGAACTTTGTCCATAAACGCTAATCCAAAAACGTTCATTTTCTCTTTAGCATCTGAAACAAAAGAACCATATTTTTCCTTTGTACCAGCAATGTTTTCAACAAATCCCTGCATCCCGTCATCAAGTTTTTTGAATGCCGAATCATCAACTTCCATTTTTCCTGCCATCACTTGTTTTGCCAAAGAGTATTTTTCTTTGACATCACTGATTGATTTGCCTAGTTGTCCATTCTTAGATATAAGACCTGAATATGTTGTACTAACGCCCATAATTATTTCTTTTAAATCACTTAAACCACTTGCATCAGCTAAATCCTGAAATGCTTTAAAGCCATTAGAGAGTGAATCAAAATCTTTACCTAGAACAGATGCTTCTTTCAGTCTCTGTGTAACTCTTTCTAAACTAGTAGATAATTCATTTGTAGCTTCAGATGCATTATCCATGGTGCTTTGAATTGGAATAATATCCTTTTGTGCATTGGCTAAAATAATATATTGAGAGATGATTTGGCTCAATGATGCACTTAACGCGGTTGCCGAATCTGCAACTGCAACAAAAGTGACAGTTCCACTAGAAATTTTGGCTACACTTTCTGTAAGCATGTCTGCTGATAATTTAACTCTATCTAGTAAACTTAAAACATTCGATAAAGACTTGTTAAACTCTTTATCCACAGCTGTTAAAACTGCTATCACATCAATCTTTTTTTCCATCTTCCTCCTCCTTTCCTATGAATTAAAATTGGCGATCCAATTTTGAAGTTTTTCTTTATCAGGAGAAGTACGTTTTTGTCTGCCTAATAATCGCTCTTCTGCTTTACGATAATCGAAGAATTTATCAAAGGTTCTAAAAACAGGTTTGCCTTTTCTTGTTTGACCAGCCATAACCGTTGCCCAAGCTTGTAGATGAATCTCATATTGTCGATCCAACTGTTTTAATTGATAGGCCTTCATACGTAGTTCGTAATTTGGAATCGTCAAACGATCTATTTCATTAAAATCCTCGATCTTCAAGAAACGTAAACAGTTTAAGCGAACTTGCTCGTATACTTCATCAAAATCTACGGTGGTTACGCTTGTGCTTCTTCTAACATCTTGCTGGTCATCACCCCGGTATATTCCGACTTTTTTAGCTCATCAATCACTTCTTCAAACAAATTTTTTGTACCATTTTGTTCAACGTAATCTTCTAAAAATTTAACCGTCATCCGAGGTTTCTCTGTCATATTTGCAATCAATAAAACTTCAAAAAGAGTATCTACATCAGATAAAAGTAGATTTGAAACAATTGCACCTACACCTAATTTCAACTGCATCCCACCACGTTCTACTGAATAACGTTTATTGATTTCTTTTAAAAAGCCATAGCCAAATTTACAAGCAAATGTTTTTTCATTCATCATTAATTCCATATTTTTTCCCTCCTAATTTTAAAAGCGGAACAAATCGGTTAATCCTGTAGAAAATCAGGAAATTGGCATTGAAACGTTCCTATGTTTCACTGACGATTTATCTATCTTCCTAAGGTAACAACGTTCCGCTGCACTCCACCTTGTACTTTTCAACATCAGCTCATTTTATTCACTGTGTTTCAAAGCAAATGCTGAACAGGATCTTTCAGCTCTGACTGAAAAATAGCTTGAGACTCTTTTTGTCTCACTTAATTTTTATCTTTTTTTCTGAAAAGCTAGCCTGTGAAGCTAAATAACCTTTAAAAACTATGTTAATTGTCTCACTCTATAAAATGTGAAAGAGGCTAGAAATTAACCTCTTTCATAATAGTTATAAAATGTTGCGATTACGCTTTTGGTTCCACTTTTACAGTGTCCTTAAACTCATAATCGCCACCTTCTGAAGTATCCAGCTCTAATGCCGCAAAACCATTCTTACCTGCACCTTCGATTGCCCACTCCAAAGAGTATTCAACTTTATTTTCTGCTGAGTCAGTTTCTTCAAATGAAGTAAAATAGCCTTCAAAATATTTTGCTTTAAATTTACCTTCATCATTGCCAGTACCAATTTCCTTAGTATTAATACGCCAAATCTGAACACGCTTGTTTTCATCCATTGCCGTTTCCAATTTGTCGATTTGTGTTGAACCGATTTTATACAATGTTGTTGCCGTCACTGTCGTTTCAGTCGCTCCTGGTGTGACCACACTGCCATCTTTCGTAACAGTGGATTCACTTTCTTTTGATTTTGAATAACCATTCTCTGTGCTGTATGCTAAGCCCCACGCACGTTCATTTCCTTCATCTTCGGCTAAACGAAAACGCCATACTACATCTACTCCACTTAATGCTGTCAT